CACGTAATTTATCCTGATACATAGCATTAGAAATCAAAGCTTCTGGAAAATTAGCAGTATAAAGTTGAGTTTCAGAAGCAGTAGCAGAAGACCATAAACCAGTTTGAATAATAATAGGACGAGCCAAAAAATCTCTAATTTCATGAATTCTTTCTTCACGAGTAGTCATTGAGAGATAGTCTGTAGACAAATCAACGATATCGGGGACAGTGCTAGTCGAAGGAGTGACTCCTTCACTAACGAAATGCACAATTTCCTCTTGTTTTGATTCAATTCTACTACTTTCATCTTGACTTTGTGAAGTATTCGTTGTATTTGTATTTTGAAAACTAGCAGGTAAATAACTTAACTCAAACAACTACCTAATCGATATGAGCGCACAGAGGGTTCTCTGGATAATGTGGGGCTGCCACTAGGCATCCTGAGAAGTAAAGTTAAATAACTAACCTAATTACTAAAATAGCAATACTCTTCTTTTATTAACCTCTGAAATTTGTATAGAAGAGCAAGATCACATTTTAGCTTAAAAAGAAAGAACATCATCTGCAAGATAAGTGGCATCATGCAGATATTGTTCAAAAGTCAAAATTTGTGGACGTAAACTAAGTTCATCTTCAATAGTACCAATTGCATTTCGCAATTCATGATATGCATCACGACCATGATATACAATTTCTCTAAATGGAGTTTCAATGTTTGTCATCAAAATTTCATCAGGATCAATTGTATTCCTAGTCCAATTCAACATCTCATAAATTACTTCTTTCTTCAAAGGAGCAACGGTACGTTGAAGTTCTTCACAAAATAAAAATCCACGCTTCAAAAAGAAAATATCCTCTAATTTACGGTATTCAACGATTTCACCAGTTTTAGCTTCATCAGTATATTCATGTTTAATTTGTGTCATCATTTCACTAATAGTGACTTGATTATATATTTTGATAACTTCATCAGAAATATTCAAAACATTATCATCACCATAAGAAATCATTGATACATATTTACGGAAAAACTTCATTGAAGACAACTCTGGTTTATCCCGCATCATAATCAATATCCAAACAACACGCATAATAGAGGAATTATACAGACAATTAATAATAACAGTAAAAGGATTGCCAGAAGGTTGAGAGTGGGTCCACATATAAATATTATCACCAAAAATGTGACAAGAATGTACCAAATGAGTCCACAAACCCAAACAAATTTTTAAATGTCGCTTACCTTCAGGACTTTTGACATCAACAAATTTAGATAACCAAGGAACAAAGACTTTCCAAAAAATAGCCCACAAAATTTGTGCAACAAGTGAACCATCAAAATTGCCAAAATCACCAGCAATAACTTTATTGCCCTTCTTCTTAAGACGTTTAGCAATTCTTTCCCAATCAACCGAATATGGATTTGTTCCAACACCAATTTCATTATCTATACGATTATGCATCAACCAAGCAGAAAAAGGAAGAAAATATTTACGGAAAGCAACAACAAAATGTTGAGGACCAGCAGAAAATACACGAGTTTTACCAACAGCAACTTTAGCTATATCACGCTTTTCATCTT